TCTTTCGTTTCTCTCCCCGTGGCTTACGGTCGCGGGAATGGCTTGGTTGCGGCGTTTGCGGGGTGTTGCGTTGTCTAGGTTGGCGCCGCGGTATGGGCGTCCGCACCGTCGGGTGCGTGCTGCGTTCGCGCCGGCGGTGGCGTGGGGCGCGGTGATGTGTGCTCGGTGCGGGAAGCCGATCCGCCCGGACGAGCCGTGGGATCTGGGGCATGACGACATGGATCGGTTGCGGTATGTGGGGCCGGAGCATCGGGCGTGCAACCGGGCGACGGCTGGCCGGGCGCGGGTGAAGTCGCGTGCCTGGTGAACGGTTGACGGTGGTTGCGGCGGTTGAGCGCGACCTGAAGCTGTTGAGGAAGCGTGCGCCGGTGTTGGCGGTGTCGCCGTTGGCTGCTGCTGCGTTGGTGTTGGCGGCCCAGCTGGACGATTCGAGGGGTTCGGCGACGTCGAAGGCGATGTGCGCGAAGGGTTTGGCGGAGTTGTTGCGTGAGTTGCGTGAGTTGGCGCCGCCGCTGGTGGAGGGGGATTCGATCGATGACCTCGCTTCTCGACGCTCGTCTCGGCGTTCCGCCTAGAGTCCGGCACGTTCCGGCGTATTCGTCGTCTTCGGGGCAGGAGGCGGTCGAGCTCGCGGCGATGGCCGGTCTGTATCTCGACGAGTGGCAGCAGGAGGTTCTGATCGACTCGCTGGGGGAGCGTTCCGACGGGCGCTGGGCCGCGTTCGAGGTTGGGCTGGTGATTCCGCGCCAGAACGGCAAAGACGCCGTGCTTGAGGCGCGAGAGCTGGCCGGCCTGTTCCTTCTGGGTGAGCGGCTGCTAATCCATTCGGCGCATCAGTTCGACACGTCGCTCGAGCATTTCCGCCGGTTGTTGTTCCTGATCGAGGAAACACCCGATTTCGACCGGCGCGTCAGGAGGGTGACACGGTCGCACGGCGAGGAAGGGATCGAGTTGAAAGGCGGCCAGAGGATCCGGTTCCGCACCCGGACGAAGGGCGGCGGCCGCGGCTTCTCGGGTGATCTGCTCGTCCTGAACGAGGCGATGATCCTGTCGCAGGCGGCTCATGGGGCGCTGCTGCCGACGTTGTCGGCGCGGCCGAACCCCCAGGTTTGGTATGTCGGGTCGCCCGTCGACCAGCACATCCATGAGGACGGACTGGTGCTGTCGAGGATCAGGCACCGCGGCATCGCCGCCGCCGACCCCGGGCTCGCGTATTTCGAGTGGTCGCTGCCGGAGGAGATCCCGGCGGACGTGACCGAAGCGAGGGCACGCGACCCGGAGGCGTGGCTGGTCGCTAACCCCGGTTTGGGGATCAGGATCACCGAGGAACACGTCGATCTCGAGCACCGCTCGATGGACGCCCGAACGTTCGCGGTCGAACGGCTAGGCGTCGGAGACTGGCCGAACCCGGACGGGTCCGCCGCGGCTGTGATCGACCTCGAAGTATGGGAGTCGCTGACCGACCTTGGCTCGCAGATCGTGGACACGTTCTGTTTCGCGTTCGACGTGTCGCCGGACCGTTCGTCCGCGTCGGTTGCGGCCGCCGGACGCCGCAGCGACGGTGTCGCCCATCTCGAGATCGTCGAGCGGCGCCGAGGCACCGGCTGGGTGGTCGCCAGGCTCGCCGAACTCAACGAACGCTGGAACCCGGTCGGTGTCGTCTGTGACGCGTCCGGCCCCGCCGGGTCGCTGCTGTACGAGCTCGGCCAGGCCGGGGTGGCCGCCGTCCCGTTGAAACCGAAAGAACACGCCCAGGCGTGCGGGCTGCTGTACGACAAGGTCGCGCAGCGAACCGTCCGGCATCTCGGCACCCCCGAGCTCGCAGCCGCGCTTAGGGGCGCGTCACGCCGGCCGCTCGGCGACGCGTGGGCGTGGTCACGGAAATCGTCCGCGGTCGACATCTCGCCGTTGGTGGCCGCCACCCTTGCCCTCTGGGGGTCCGAAACGATCCCGGCTATCGACGAGCCGCCAACGCCCTACGCGATCTGGGGCTAAAGAACAAGAAGGGGTTGAGGCCCGTGAAGTTCCCGCTGCGCCGCAAACCCCAGGAGGAGGCCCGGTCGGACTGGCCGGCCATGAGCATCGACGGCTACCTCCAGTTGCTGAACACGTTCAGCTACCAGGGCACCCAGTACACGCTGCCCGGCGCGGACCAGGAAGAGATCGGGGCGGGGTTCCGGAACGTCTGCCAGTCCGCCTACAAGTCGAGCGGGGTGGTGTTCGCGTGCATGCTGGCGCGGATGCAGCTGTTCAGCGAAGCCCGGTTCCAGTACCGGCGGTTGCAGGGCGGCCGTCCGGGCGCCCTGTGGGGCGACCAGTCTTTGGCGCCGCTCGAGCATCCCTGGCCCGGCGCCACCACGAGGGATCTCCTGGCCCGCACGATCCAGTACGCCGACCTCGCCGGCAACGCGTTCCTCGCCAGGCGCGGCCCCAACATCAGGCTGCTCAGGCCGGACTGGGTGACGATCGTGATCGGCTCCCAGCAGAACGCGGACGTGGCCGCGTGGGACGTTGACGCCGAACCGGTCGGGTACATCTACAAGCCCGGCGGCCCCGGCTCGGACCGGCCGCCGCAGTCGTTCCTCGCAGGCGACGTGGCGCATTTCGCGCCGACACCCGACCCGGAAGCACAGTTCCGCGGCATGTCGTGGCTCACCCCGATCGTCCGGGAAGTGATGGCCGACAAGGCCGCCACCCAGCACAAACTCAAGTTCTTCGAGAACGCCGCCACCCCGAACATGGTCGTCAAGCTCAACCTCGACGATCTCGAGAAGATGCGGGCGTTCATCGAGAACTTCCGGGAACAGCACGAATCGGTCGACAACGCCTACAAAACCATCTTCCTCAGCGCGGGCGCCGACCTCACCGTTGTCGGATCGACGTTGGAGCAGATGGAGTTCAAGGTGACGCAAGGCGCCGGAGAAACCCGTATCGCCGCCGCCGCAGGCGTCCCCCCCGTCGTCGTCGGCCTCTCAGAGGGTTTGCAGGCGGCAACATATTCGAATTATGGTCAAGCTCGCCGTAGATTTGCAGACGGCACCATGAGGCCCCTGTGGGGCGACATCGCCGGGTCCCTCGAGCAGATCATGCCCGCCCCGTCCGGGTCGGAGCTCTGGTACGACGACCGCGACATCGCCGCCCTCCAGGAAGACAAGAAGGACGCGGCCGAGGTGCTGAACCTGAAGTCGAGCGCTATCAACACGCTCGTCACCGCCGGGTACACCCGCCAGTCCGTCGTCGCCGCGGTCGAGGCCGGCGACCTGGAGCAGCTCGTCGAAGACCCGAACAGCGTCAGCGTCCAGCTTCAGGCCGGATCGAAGACACCGACGCCCCAGAACGGCAAGCCAGCCGCGATGCCCGCACTGCCGCCCGCCAAATAGCGCCCCCTTCCCCTGTTCGTGACCCCTTCCTAGGAGGGCTGATAGCCGTGCCCGCAAGCAAGCCGCTTCCCCGCGACGACCTGTTCCGCGCCCTCCCCGAGCCGATCGGCCTGACCCGCGCCGATGGCGCCGCGATGCCGACCCTCACCGGGTTTTTCTCGGTGTTCGACGAGTGGACCGAGATCAACTCGATGTGGGAAGGCCACTTCATGGAGCGCTTCTCGCCGGGCGCGTTCTCGAAAACGATGAAGGAGAACCGCGACGGGATGCGTGTCCTGTTCCAGCACGGACAGGACCCCCAGATCGGAGACAAGGTTCTCGGCCCGATCAGCGCTCTCCGCGAAGAGCCGCGCGGCGCGTACTACGAGGCGCCGCTGCTCGACACCGCCTACAACCGCGAACTGCTCCCCGGCCTCGAGGCGGGCCTGTACGGCGCGTCGTTCCGGTTCCGGGTGATGCGCGAAGAGATCATCGACAAGCCCGAAGCGTCGAAGACGAACCCTCGGGGTCTGCCGGAACGGACCGTGAAGGAGGCGATGGTCCGCGAGTTCGGCCCTGTCACGTTCCCCGCCTACGCCGGGGCGACCGCCGGGGTCAGGTCGCTCACCGACGAGTTCCTGCTGCGCCGGTTCCTCGACGACCCCGACCGGCTCCGCGAAGTCCTCGACCAGCTGCCCGCCGGCCACGCCGTCGCGGAACGCATGGACACCGAGGACCTGATGCCGCTCAACCAGATGATGATGTGCGCCACCGACTACATCGGCGCGCAGGACCCCGAGAGCGAGCAGCCCCAGATCGACCAGATGGAATCCGTGATCGCGATCCTCCACGACCTCCAGACGATCGAGGTCAACGAGGACGAGGCCATGGAGCCGCCAGACCCGGGGGAAGGCATGAACGCCGCCACCCCGGACGAGCACGAAACCCATCGAGGCAACTCGACCGCACCCAGCCCGGGTGGCGCCGACCGAACCGGTCACCCCGCCCTGTTGCGCCGCGCGTCCAGAACGACCCTCGACACGCACAGCCTCACCAGGAAGGAGCGGCCGAAATGGCAGCTGTAACGATGGAGACGCTCGAGGCGCGCCAGTCCGAGATCAAGACGCGGCTCGAGGAGATCGACACGGAGTTCGCTGGCCTCCAGTTGCCGGACGAGACTCGTGCCGAATGGAACGACCTGAACACCGAACTGGAGGCGAACCGCGACCTGATCGCCGAGCTCCGCTCCCGCCAGGCGCGGGTGGAGGAGCTCCGCGACCGCGGCAGCACCGAAACCCCGCCGGCGGACGAGAAGATCCGGTGGGACGGCGGCGGGCGCCGCCCCGGCCGTGTCCCCGACGACCTGTTCGACGTGCCCGAGTACCGGTCGCGGACGTCGTCGCAGGACGACCTGTACGACGCCTACAAGGAAGGCGCCCGCCGCGTCCTCGAGACGGCGTCGTTCCCGCATCAGCGCGCCAAGCGCGAAGACGTGCAGGAGCACGTCGACCGGCTGATCGACAAGTGCGGATCCCAGGACGGCGAAATGTCGGTGGCCGAGCGGATCCTGAAGACCGGATCCCCGACCTACCGGCGGGCGTTCGGGAAGACGCTGGCCGGGCAGGGCCTCACAACGGAAGAGCAGCGCACCCTGTCGCTGACCTCCACCGCAGGCGGCCTCGCCGTCCCGTACGTGCTCGACCCGACCGTGATCCCGACCGGCAACGGCGTCGTGAACCCGCTCCGCGAGATCAGCCGGGTCGAGACGATCACCGGCAACAACTGGCTGGGTGTCACGGCCGGCACGATCCTGGCCGCCTACTCGGCCGAGGTGACGCAGACCGTCGACAACGCACCGGTGCTCGCTCAGCCGTCGCTGAACGTCGAGAAGGCCCAGGCGTTCGTCCCGTTCTCGATCGAGATCGGGCAGGACTGGGGCAGCCTCGAGTCCGAGATGTCGTCGCTGTTCTCCGACGCGAAAGACGCGTTGGAGGCGGATAAGTTCGTGACCGGCCTCGGCCACGGGTCGAACGTCCCGCAGGGCCTCCTGGTCGGCGGCACGTCGGTCGTCACGACCGCCGCGACCGCGACGTTCGCGGTCGGTGACCTCTCGACCGTCGAGGCGGCGCTCCCGCCGAGGTTCCGGCCGAACGCGAAGATCGTCACGAACCGGGCGCAGCTGAACCGTGTCCGCGCGTTCGACCAGTACGGCGGCGCCGCACTGTGGGTGCAGCTCGGCGACGGCCTCCCCGGCCGCCTGATCGGCTACCCCACCTACGAGCTGTCGACGATGGTGTCGACGATCACGACCGGCTCGTCGATCCTGACGATCGGCGACTTCTCGAAGTTCCTGATCGTCGACCGGGTCGGCATGAACGTCGAGCTGATCCCGCACCTCCTCGTCACGACCGGCTACCCGGTCGGCCAGCGTGGCCTCTACTGCTACTGGAGGAACACCGCCGGTGTCCTGGCGTGGCAGGCGTTCCGGACGCTGAAGGCGCTCTAACAAGCAACAAGTCGGCCCGGCGGGCAGACGCCCGCCGGGCCGCCCGACTACCAAGGGGGAACGATGCCGAGAAACACCCGGTCGGGCGACGCGATGTTCGTCGCCAAAGAAAGCTTCGTCGCCATCGTCGGCGGCGTCGAGGAACGGATCAACAAGGGCGACCTCGTCCGCGAAGGCCACGCGGTCCTCGAGGGCCGCGAGAAGCTGTTCAAGCCGGTCGAGGTTCAGTACGACATGGAGCAGGCCACCGCGGCCCCAGGCGAGAAGCGCGCCCGGTGAAGATCCTGTGGCACTCGAACGCGCCGTGGGCGCCGACCGGGTACGGGGTACAGACCGCCCTGTTCGCCCCCCGGCTCCGTGACATCGGCCACGACGTAGCGATCAGCGCCTACTACGGTTTGCAAGGCTCCACATTGGAGTGGAACGGGTTCCACTGCTACCCGTCGGACCCGACCGGGTACGGCCGCGACCTGCTCCCCCACTACGCCGCCCACCACGCAGACGGCCAAGATCCCCGCGACGTGCTCGTCCTCACCCTGATGGACGTATGGGTGCTGAACGAGGCGTACCCCGCGCTGCGCGAACTGAACATGGCGTCATGGGTGCCCGTCGACCACGGGCCGCTCCCCACACGGGTACACGAGTTCTTCGAGCTCACCGGGGCGAGGCCGATCGCCATGAGCCGGTTCGGGGAACGCGCGCTACGCGACGCCGGCCACGACCCGCTGTATGTGCCGCACGGCGTCGACACGAAGGTGTACCGGCCGCAACCCGAACACCGGGCGATCGTCCGCCGCGGGATGGGCGTGCCGGAGGACGCGTTCGTGATCGGGATGGTCGCGAACAACGCCGGCCAGGCCCCACCCAGGAAGGCGTTCCCGCAGGTGTTCCAGGCGTTCGCCGCGTTCCGGCGCGAACACCCCGAAGCGATCCTCCACCTCCACACCGAGATCGCGGGCCGCCAGAACGGAATCAACCTGTCCGCGCTCGCCGACATCTGCGGCGTCCCCGCCGAGGCGATCTCGATCACGAACCAGTTCAGCCTCCATCTCGGCATCCCCGACGACCAGATGGCCCTGATCTACAGCGGCTTCGACGTCCTCGCGTCCCCCAGCTACGGGGAGGGGTTCGGGGTGCCGATCGTCGAAGCGCAGGCGTGCGGGGTGCCGGTGATCGTGACCGACTGGACCGCCATGCCCGAGCTGTGCGGTGCCGGCTGGAAAGTCAGGGGCGACAAGTTCTACGACCCGCCGCAGGGCGCGTTCTACGTCTGCCCCGCCGTCATCGAGATCCTGGACGCGTTCGACGCCGCCCACGCGGCCCGCAACGACTACGACCTGAAGGCGAAGGCGCGCGAGTTCGCGTTGCAGTATGACGCCGACCGGGTGGTGGAGGAACACTGGAAGCCCGCGCTGGCCGCCCTGGAGGGGCCGCGGGAGGTTCCGCCGCTACCGACGAACGGCAACCGGGCGCAACGCCGCGCCAAACAGAAGGCTAAGGCGAAGGCGGCGCGGTGAGGATTGCTGTCCTCACCCTGACCCGCGACCGGCTCGCGTACACCCAGCATTGCTTCGCGAAACTCCACGAGCTCGCCGGCTGCGGCTTCGACCACTACGTCCTCGACCAGGGCTCCGAGGACGGCACCCCCGACTGGCTCACCTACGAGTACGACGCGACCGACCACCTGCTGTTCGACCAGAACATCGGCTGCTGCAAAGGCTGGAACACGCTGCTACGGGAAGCGTGCGACCCGGCCGACTATGACGCGGTCGTGTGTTTCGACAACGACTGCGAACTCATCCAACCAAGCACCCTCCAAACTGTCGCGCACCTCGCGGTCGAACACAACGTGATCCTGTCGCCGAGGGTGATGGGCCTCCGGAACCCGCCGCCAACCGTCGGCGAAATCCCGCTCGGGGACCATGCCGCCGACGAGACGACGATCCTCGGCAACATCTTCATGGCGATCCCCGCCTCGCTACTCACGGGGCCGTACGGGTACAGGTGGAACGAAGCGTGGCCGGTCTGGGCCGGCGGCGAAGCGATCACCGACTGGCACCGCCAGCGCGGCGGCCGCTGCGGCTACCTGGTCGGCTACACGGTGAACCACTACAAGACGACGGTCGGCCAGGCCACAGACATCCCGTGGTACTTCGAGCGGCGCGTCGCCGAAGGAGGCCCGGCGCTCTAATGGTTTTCGACTGGGACGATCTGCACGAGGGCAGCCACCACCTCGACCTGTTCCACGAGCTTCGCGCCATCCGCCCGGACTTCAGGGCGACGGTGTTCGCGATCCCCGCGCTCGGCACCGACCGGTTCTGGGACTCGCTCCCAGACTGGCTCGAGGTTGCTGTCCACGGGTGGGCGCACCCGTCGCCGCGCGAAGCGGAACACTGGACCTACGAGGCCGCGATGGACGTGCTGCTCGCCGCCCCCGACCGGTTCGTCGACGGGTTCAAAGCGCCCGGCTGGCAAATCTCCGAGGGCACCTACCGGGCGCTCATGGAGCTGGGCTGGTGGTGCGCCGACCACCCCGAGAACAACGAGCGCCGCCCGGCCGGCCTCCCCACCCACGTCCTGAACGTCGGCCCCGACCACTGGCACGGCCACATCGACAACGTCTGCGGGAACGGCATCCTCGAAACCTGGGACACGGTTGTCCGGCTCGTCCGGGAGGCTGCGTCGTTCGAGTTCATCAGCGAGGCCGTGACGCCCTGGCGGAAATCCGGGCTCCGATTGGAAGGGGTAATCAGGCTGTGACGGTGACCGTGAAGCCGATCAGCATCGGGGCGCTGCGGAAGGCGCTGGACACCTATCCCGCTACGAGTTCGGGTGTGCCGCCGGTCGAGGTACGGCGCTCCTCGCTGCTCGCGCTGGTGGAGGCGGTCGAGGCGTTGCGGTCGTTGCATGCCGGCCTGACGTGTGAGCGTGACCCTATGGACGTTGACGAGCGGATCGTCCGGGCTGGTGCGGCGCTCGCCCGCTTCGACTCCGGGGAGAACGCATGACCCCCGCCGTGACGCACGGCGACCGGACGCTCGAGGTGCTCCAGACCGAATGGGAGCTCGAGATGATGGTCAAGGTGTGCCGCGCCCAAAGGCCCGTCCGGATCCTCGAGGTGGGCGCGTGGGAAGGCGGCACCCTCTGGCACTGGCTCAACTCCAGCGCCGGCACCGTCGTTGTTGTCGACGACGCGATGCGGAACGCCGACCTGTGGCAGGCGTGGGCGTACGACGCGCACACGACGCTGAAGCTGGTGCAGGGCCGCTGCGAAAACCAGGATGTGGTGGAGCAGGCCCGGAAGCTTGGCCCGTACGACCTCGTCTTCGTCGACGCCGACCACGCCTACCACGCCGTCAAGACCGACTGGGAGAACTACTCGACGATGCTCGCCCCCGGCGGCGCGTTCGCGTTCCACGACATCATCGTCCGCCCCGACTACGGCGTCAGCATCCTCTGGGAACAGATCAAGGCCGAGCCGGGCATATGCTGGATGGAGATCGTCCGGACCCCCGACAGCCCCGACATCTGGGGCGGCATCGGGATCTGTTGGCCTGACCGCACCTGATGACCCTGACCGTCGTCGACCTCGGCTGCGCCGACCCGGAACGCCGAAACTGGTCGCTCGGACACCTCGTAGCCGACTACCACCCCGACCGGGCGTACGGGTTCGACCCGTCCCCGACAACGAACACCGACCTGGTGAGCCTGAACGGGACACCCGTAACGATCCGCCGGCAGGCCGCCTGGGTGTACGACGGCGAACTCTGGTTCACCGCGAACGGCACAGGCTCCCGGGTGAGCGCCGACGGCGGCGAGACGCTCGTCGAGTGTTTCGACTTCAGCGCGTGGCTCCGGACCCTCGACGGCGACCGGGTCATCGTGAAGATGGACGTGGAGGGGGCCGAGTATCCGCTGCTGACCCGGATGGTCGCCGACAACACCGACCAGCTGGTCGCCGAGCTGCTGGTCGAGTGGCACCCGGGGCCACGCGAACTGGTTGAACCGACCCTGCGTTGCGGAAAGGTGACGGAATGGCGCTACTGACCGACGTGTCCGCCGTCCTGGTGACGAGCGGCGACGTTGACCTCACCACCATCCTGGCGTCTCTCGCGTTCCTCGACGACGTCGTCGTCTGGGACAACTCGCGTGAGCCGGAGGACATGGTGTGCTACGGCCGCCACCTCGCGGCCGAGCGGGCGAAACACGACATCATCTACACGCAGGACGACGATGCTCTCTGCCCGGCCGCCGCTCTGATCCAGGCGTACCGGGGGACGATGCTCGTGAACGTACCGATCGAGGAGGCGCCGCTGACCGCGTGGGGCGCCGTCTACTCGAAACAGTCCGTCATCGACGCGTTCGACCTGTACCTCGCGCACTATCCGCTCGACCGGGACGTGAAGGTCTGCGCCGACGTGATCCACACCGCGCTGACGCCGTGGGAGCGTCTCCATTTCGGCCATCTCGACTTCCCGTATTTCAACGCGCCGCACCGGATGCACCGGCTGCCAGGCCACTACGAAGACCGGCTCCGGGTCGCCGAGCAGGCGCGCGCGCTCGCCGACCCCGCCTGCGGTCCGGTATGGAAAGACGGGATCCTGCTTCACGACACGCTGCACCGCCGGTGACCGTCCGCCTCTCGATCATTGTGCCCACGTCGGGACGCTGGACACTCGACCGGACCCTCGCCTCCATTGAGCCGCAACTCGAGCCTGGCGACGAGATCGTCGTCGTCCACGACTACGAGGTCACCCCCACCGAGGGGCGGGGTAACGCGGAACGCACAGAGGGCCTCCGGAGGGCTGTAGGGACGACGCATGTGGCGTTCATGGACGACGACGACGCGTATCTACCCTCAGCCCTCAACGTGATGCGGGAGGCGGCGTGTGACAGGCCCGTCGTGTTCCGGATGGACGGCACCAGGATGGGGGTCGGCACCCTCTGGCACGACCGTCAGCTCCGGTACTGCAACGTGTCCACCCAGATGTTCCTGATCCCGAACCGGCCGGCGGACATGGGCGTGTGGGAGCCGCATGAGCCGTCCGGCGCGGGAGGACAGCCCGCCGGATCCGACTACACGTTCCTGAAGGGGTGCTGCGACCGGATGGGCGACCCCGTCTGGCGCGAAGAGATCATCGCCGTCCTCCGTCCCCGCACCACCGCGGCGGTCGTCACGCCGTGGATGAACCACCCCGAGTTGCACGAGGACTACATGGCGGCGATCCGCGACGCCGACCCGCACGACCTGATCATCGTCGACAACGGCAGCAACCCACCGATCATGGACGCCGCGATCCGGTTCGACGACAACCAAGGGTTCTCCGCAGCATGCAACGCCGGCCTCGAGCGCGCCAGGTCGGAGGCGGTCGTGTTCCTGAACAACGACATCGCCCTCACCCGGTCGGGCTGGCTCGACGCGATCCTCGACCAGCTCGAACCCGGCGTTCTGGTCGGCGCGAACCTGCGCCGCGACCGGCACGGCGACGTCGACGGCACCCCGCTCCCCTACCTGGACGGCTGGTGTCTCGCCGGGATGCGCCAGGACCTCCTAGATCTCGGCGGGTTCGACCAGAGCTATGAGGAGCCGGCCTACTACTCGGACAACGACCTGTGCCTGCGCGCCCGTGCCGAAGGGATGGTGCTGCGCGAAGCGAGGGTCGGGCTGATGCATAAGCTCGGCGCGACCGCCGGCCCACCGAACGCGCCGGGGAAACGCGCGGTGACGGAACGCAACTACTGGCGGTACGTCGAACGAGCCCGCGAACTGCTCGGAGCGGCAGCGGCATGAGCGCGAACGGCGTCACGATCTCGATGGGCGGCCAGGCCGTCATCTACTGCGTCCACGACCGCCAGAAACGCGTCGTCACTTCGGAAGCCGACATCGCCAGGGTAGGCCTCAGCGTCGGGGTCGTGTACGACCCGCAGCAGCACAAGATCCACCGCTGCGCGTGCTGCCAGAACCTTTTCGTCGACCCAGGCGACCAGCCCCGCTTCTGCCACCAGTGCGGACACCGGCCCCTCGCGCACCCGTTGGGCGGCCTTCTTCCCGAACCGATCGGAGTCGTCGATGAGTAAAGACCTGTACCACTGCCACAACCCCGCCTGCTCGCTGGGCGCGATCGGCCAGCCCGGCCGGTTCACCGGCGGCATGACCGCCGAGGGGAAACACATCCTGACCGGCGCCCCGCTCGAGCAGCTGAAGAAGGGCGAGGACTACGGCCCCGGTATCTGCCCGAACTGCGGCCAGCCCGGCGAAACCTTCGACGCCAGCAAGGAGGCGTAACCGATGGCGACCATGATGCCCGACGAGGGCCTCGACATCATCCTCGGACAGTTCCCGTTCAACACCGTCAAGTACACGTCGCCGTTGAACTGCGGCCTGTTCAAGTCCCAGACGAACACGACGGTGATCACTCATGCGCTGACGCTCTCGTCGATCACCGCGACTACGTACACGTCGTATGCGTCGCAGGCGCTCGCTGCCGCCACGTGGGGGGCGGCCGCCGAGTACTCGGCGACGCTCGGCCGCCAGATGACCTACCCGCAGGTGACGTTCGCGACGGTCGGCGCCACGGGCGACACGATCAACGGGTTCTACATCATGGACAACGCGGCCGCGAAATGCATCGGCCAGGCGAACTTCGACGACGGGCTCGCGGTCACGGTCGCTACGAACGACGTGGTGAAGCTGACGCCCACCCTGGTTTACAAGCACTGATGCGGCGTCTGCTGCTGGTCGGCCTGGTCGCGGCGGCGGCCCTGGCCGGTCTGCTCGTGGCTGTTCCCGGATCGAGTTCCAGCCCGCAGATTCTCCACGTCCTGATCCTGCTGTTGAACTACAACGACACGCAGCCGCCGACGCTGACCACGGCCCAGGCCGCCACCGAGTTCTTCGGCGCGGGCGGAGCTGGCCCGTACTACGAGGCCATGAGCTACGGCACCGTGCCCGTCGCAGGTGAGGCGCGCGGCTGGTGGTGACCGCCGCCGATCCGTCCGGGAACGTGTCGCAACCCGCGACCGTCGTCATCCACACCTGAAGTGGCGCGGCTCTGGCATGCCGGGGCGGAGATCGACGCGGGCTCTGCCACTACCACGCAGAACACTGGTCCCGACGGCGCCATCGTCGGCGCCGTGACCCGAGACACGGTTGTTTTCCGGTCTGGCGTGGCTTCATGGAAGTGCGACTCGACGGCCGGGAATGCCACAGCGAACGGGAATAGCCAAACCTTCGCATTCTCAGCAGCCAACAGCCCGTATTACTTCCGGGCCTATGCGCGCGTTACTGCCGCCCCGACGACCGCTAGCGGCATCTTATGCATGGGCCAGGCCGTCGCCCAGCCCACAGCAAGGCTACGAACCGACGGGGCTATCGAACTGGTGGTGAACAGCGTCGTTCAGGGGTCGCCATCAGCAGCGATTACGGATAGCAACTGGCACCGGATCGAGATGTCCGGGACGATCGTGTCGACGAACTGGACGGCGGTCACGTTGCGTCTGGACGGTGCGACGGTGGCTACATGGTCTGGAAGCGTCGTTGTCGCCGGCGGCGGAGTGAATGTAGGCGTCATCTGGGGCTGGGGCGCTTCTGATTCTGTAGCGCCAGGAGCGAGCAAGGTCATTAACGTCGACGATGTCGCGTTCAACGATTCCTCTGGCGCCTCGAACAACACCTGGCCCGGAGATGGTTCGGTGGTGCTGCTGAAACCAACCGCCGACAGCGCAGTCGGGACCGGATGGACACGCGACAACGCCGGTACCACGGGCCTGAACAACGCCGTCCAGAACACGCCGCCCGCTGGTGGCCCCGACACGACCGTAGGAACAGGTTTCAGCCAGATCCGGAACGCGACATCGAACGCGAGCGTCAACTACGACGCGACCATGACCACCTACACGGCGGCCGGCGTGGGCGCGTCGGACACCGTTAACGCCGTTTACGAGGCGGTAGCGACCGGGGCTCCGGTGACGACGAGCTCGAAGCAGGGGACGTTCGGGATCGTGTCGAACCCGACTGTCGCTAACGTCGCGCTGGGCGCGACCGGCACGTCGGGGGCGTTCTGGGCCGGAGCTACAGCCGGTACGTTCGGGGCCGGATGGAAATACTCGTTCGGCGCGGTACAGCAGGCGCCCAGCGTGACGCTCGGCACAGCCCCCGTCGCCCGCGTCACACAGGTGACCGCCTCTACGCGGATCGCGATGTGCTGTTTCATCGGCATCTACGTCGACTACACCCCTGCCGTCGCCGCAGTCGGTATCCCGGATGTCGGCATGGCCCTCACCGTCACCTAAACAGGGAGGCTCTCTCTTGGCTACCTATGCGGTCGGGACGCGCACCGTCGCCGCCACGGCCACCTTGCCGTGCATGAGCCTCTACGCGATCGCGGCGGTCAGCTTCGACCTGCTCGAGGTCGGAATCACGAACACCACCGTCACGGCGAACGTCGTCGGCCTGTGCCGCCTCACCACCGCAGGCACGCCCGGCTCCGGCCTCACCGAGGCAGCCCTCGACCAGGGTTCCGTCGCTGCCTCCTCGACGGCGTTCCTCGCCCATACCGGCACCCCACCCACTCTGGTCGACCTGGGCTACCGCTGGTCGCTGGGTTCGGCGATTGGGTCCGGGGTGATCTGGACGTTCGGGCCTGGCGAGCTGCACGCGCTGATCGGGACCGCGAACGGCGTCGGAATCTGGTGTCCCACCGGGACAGGGCAGGCGCTCGACGTGTACATGAAATGGGTGGAGTAGCCGCCAGTCCGGCCGAGGGCTAGATGGCTGCGCCCGCACGGGCAGTACCGCAGCCACGGCTCGCGGCGCCGCGGCCGCAGTGGTTCCTGCCTACCGTCGCGGCGGGCGGACCGACCACCTACAACGAAACCGGGCTCCTAGCCGCCACAGGCAGCGTGTCCGGGGCTGACGCCTCAACGACCGGGCATGCCGGGTCGCTAATCACGACCGGCCTCGTCTCCGGGGCGGACGTATTCACCTCGGCGGAGACGGGAGCGCTCGTCACGACCGTCCTCCTCAAGGGCGCGGACGTCTTCGCGGACGCCGACACGGGATCCCTCCTCGCCGCCGCCGCCGTCTCAGGCGCCGACGTGTTCACCGACGCCGACACGGGTTCGCTCATCGCGCAGGGCCTGCTTAAGGGCGCCGACACCCTCACCGACACGGACACCGGCAGCCTTACCGCGAGCGGCCTCGTCTCCGGAGCCGACGTCAAGACCGGGTCGGCGCACGCCGGGTCGCTCCTCACAACCGGGCTCGTCTCAGGCGCCGACGTGTTCACCGACGTAGACACGGGTTCGGTCGCCGCCAGCGGCGCTGTCTCCGGTGCGGACGCGTTCACCGACGCCGACAGCGGGCTGCTCGCCACGGCCGGCATGTTGTCCGGCGCCGATGCGTCGACGACGGGCCATGCGGGCAAGGTGCTCGCGGCCGGGGCCGTGTCGGGGGCGGATGTGTTCACCGCATCCGAAACCGCACTGGTCGCGGCCACCGGCCTCCTGTCCGGCGCCGACGCGTTCACCGACAGCGACACGGGGGCTCTCGCCGCGACGGGTGCGGTATCCGGCGCCGACACCGTCACCGACGCCGACACAGGCTCGGTCATGGCCGGCGGCCTGGTTAGCGGGGCGGAGTCGAGGACTGGCGCTGCGAAGACGGGGATGGTGACCGCTAGCCTCCTCCTCTCCGGCGCAGACGCCTACACCGACGCGGACACCGGGAGCTTGGCTGCGAGCGCCGCCGTATCGGGTGCTGACGTGTTCACCGACGTCGACTCTGGTTCCCTGGCCGCCACTGGCCTGGTCAGCGGCGCGGAGTTGCGGATAGCCGCAGGCAAGACCGGCAGCCTCCTCGCCACCACGCTCCTCAAAGGCGCGGACGCGGTCACCGCCACCGAGACGGGCTCACTCCTCACTACCGGCCTCGTCTCGGGCGCGGACGCGGCAACGATGATCGAAACCGGGAAGCTGCTCGCGCAGGCGATCCTGACCGGCGTCGAAAGCCGCGCCGTCCCCTCCAAGACCGGCAGCCTGATGACCGCTGTTCTGATCGCCGGCGGCGACGTCCACCAGGCCGTCGAAACGGGGTCGCTCGTCGCTCAGCTCCTCGAGACGGGCGCCGACGTTCATGTGGCGGTCGAGGCGGGCGCCCTGTACGCGGCAGCCCTCCTCACCGGAGTGTCGGAAGTCCCGAGTCTGCTTCGCACCGGGTTCTACGACCCGCCACATCCCGGCGACGCCGGCTACACCGGCCAGCCCGGAGCCGCCGTCCTGGCCGGAGCCCTGGCCGCGGCCGGGTTCGACAGTGACCTTGCCGCCGCGACGTTCGGGCCCCCAAGCCCAGGGAAGGTGCGTGTATGACCGAACAGCCCACCTTTTTCACCGGCAACCGCAACCCTTCGCTAACCGAGACGATCAGTTCGGGAGGGTCGGCGGTCGACCTCACCAACGCGTCGGTGGCGTTCAAGATGCGGCCCGTCGGCGGCACCGCCATCGCGACCGGAGGCACCACCGTCATCGTGTCCGCCGCCGCCGGAAGCGTACGGTACGACTGGGGCGCCACCGACCTCACCGCCAACCCCGCCGGGCAGTACCTCGTCTGGTGGCAGGTGACGACCGGCGGCAAGCAGCAGGACATGGCGGAAGCGCTGATCGAGATCCGCGCCCACACCGGCCAGAACCCACCGGCGTATGTGGAGCTCGAACAGCTGAAATCGTCGGCGTCGATGACCGGGTTCCCGTTCGCCGACCAGGACCTGCTGTTGGCCGCCGGTGCCGCGTCAAGGGCGATCGACAACGCGTGCGGACGCCACTTCTACCTCGACCCCGACGCGACCACCATCCGGTACTACGCCCCCGACTGGGCGAACCGGCAAGTGATGATCGACGATCTCGTCACCCTCACCAGCGTCCAGGTCGACCGGGACGGCGACGGCACCTTCGAGGAAACATGGACAGAGGGCACCGACTTCGTCCTCGAGCCGTTGAACGCCCCCCAGGACTTCTGGCCCTACGAGAGCATCAAACCCCGCTGGCGGTCCCGGCGGTGGTTCCCGTTCCAGAACGAAAAAGGCGTGAAGGTCACCGGGCGGTTCGGGTGGCCGATGGTGCCGCAGGACATCCAGACCGCCACCGCGATCGTCGCTAGCAAACTGGTGAAGCGGACGCGGGAGGCGCCGTTCGGGATCATCACGGTCGGCCACGACGTCGGGGTCGCGATGCGGATCGTCCGGTTCGACCCGGACGTGCATCCGATCATCGCGAGCTACAGCCGCAACACCCCCTGGATCTAACTGGTGGCTGCTGCTGATCCGATTGGCGCGATCCGCGCCGGCCTCGCCGCGAACCTCTGCGTCCTCGAGGGCATCCAGGTCAGCGCGTACGTCCTGACCAACCCCACGCCGCCAACGATCCATGTGTTCCCCGCCCAGACCGTGTACGACCGGGCGATGGTCCGCGGCGCCGACGAGTTGACGTTCACCGTGCAGGCACTGATGGGCGACTGGAGCGACATCGGAGCCCAGAAGAACCTCGATCTGCTGCTCGCCGGTTACGGCCCCACCTCCGTGAAGGAGGCGCTCGAGTCCGACCCGACCCTGGGCGGCGCCGCGATGGACACCCGCGTCATGGGCGCGTCCGGCCACCAGAAGTACGCCGTCGGTGCCGCAGGCCCCCTGCTGGGCTGCGAATGGACAGTCGACGTGTGGATCGACCCTTCCCCGTAAACCAACCCCGAATGCTGCCATCTAGGCAGGAAGGAGCACAAG